TGCCGAGTGGCCGCTGGCCGTGTTCGGCGTGGTCTGCGGGGTGGACTGAGCCGTGTCCCGCCTGACGAAGTCTTCCTGCTCGCGCGCGCTACGACGGGCCACCCAGCCCGGAGCGCAGTGCTCGCAGATGTGCAGCGTCCACAACCCGCCGGCGCCGGCGTGGCAGACACAGGGGCAGCCGCTGACGTCGCTCATGGCGACACGCTCGCGCCGGCGTACTGGCCGTCGCCGGGACCGGTTCCCGGCGTGTTCTGCCCCGAGGCCGGCATGCCGGCGGCGTTGGGCTGCGACGGCGTGCTCGGCGGCCCCTGGGGCGACGCGGCGTTGCCCATTCCGAGCTGCTGGGCCATCGACATCTGCTGCTGGGCCTGCTGGACCGCCCGCTCCTGCTCCTTCTTGTCCAGACCGGCGTACATCAGCTTGGCGACCTCCTGCATCGCCGGCGCGAGCTGCTCGAAGTCCAGCGACTTCATCCACATCCCGAGCTGCTGGCGCCAGACCGGGATGTTGTCGAAGTCGGCCGGCATCCAGATCGGCACCTCGATGAACACCTGCTGGGACTGCTCGGGCGTCATCTGCGGCTGGCCGGTGGCGGGGTCAAGGACCGGCTGGCCGGTGGCCGGGTCGGTCATGGGGGCCGCCGGCGTCGTCTGGGTGACGAGGTCCAGGCGGTTGGGCATGTCCATCACGGTGCCGTCGCGGATGTGGCCGATGATGCGGTTGACCCGGGCGACGTCCTGGTCGTAGCCCTCGACGAGCTTCTCGGCCAGGCCGCCCTCGATGGCCGCCATCGCCTGCTCGCCAGTGATCCACTGCATGGCCGCGTAGTACTGCACGCGCCCCATGATCTGCGCCTTGGTCAGGTAGTCGATGCTCGAGACGAAGACGCGGACGTTGGTCTGGCCCAGCAGCTTGGCCCCGCGGAAGTCGGGGATCGACTCCCAGCCCATGCGCCCGCGGATGTCCAGCGTGCGCGGCTCGTTGTAGTAGCGCGCGACGAGGTTCAGCCCGCGGCGCATCGTCCCGCCGTGCCACTTGGCCAGGTCGCCCATGAAGCTCTGCCAGCGGGCGTTTGACTGCTCGATGACCGCCGCGGTAGTACGCGCGGCGACGTTGGGCGACGCCTGGACGTCCTCGTAGGAGGCCACCCGCCCCATCTGCTCGAGGACGAGGTTGAAGATCTGCATCAGCGCGTTGAGGATCTGCCCGGAGGGCGGGTCCTCCCACTGGGGCTTCTCGCCGCCGGGCGAGAGCTTGTAGTAGCGGATCGCGTTGGGGACGTCGTCGGGCGGCGTGATGATCGAGTTGACCGGGGCCATCATCTGCAGGTTCAGGCCGCGGTTCTTGTACTCGAGCATCTTGTTGACGCAATCTTGAGCTGAGCGCTGGAAGTCGATGAGCTGCCAGACCAGCCCGAGGTCGTCGTCGTCATCGGGATCGTGGGTGTAGACCAGGCGCTCGAGCACCGGCATGTCGACCACACGCCCGTCGACGTCGCGCACCGGGTAGTCCTGCCACGCGTAGCCGGAATCCTGAGCCGCCTGCTCCTCGTCGCCGAGCAGGCGCGCGTCGATGATCTGCCGGCCGTTTGAGATCGTGAACCAACGGCCCTCGGGGTACTTCGGGCACGGGCGCTCGAAAAGGTCGGTGACCATGACCATGCGCGCGCCGGGCCGGCGGTCGGTCGGGATGTCCGAGGTGGCGGCGTCGGGGACGAGCTCGCCGCCGGTGTAGCCGGGCATCGCGTAGACCTCGTCGAGCACCTTGGCCCGCTCGACCGCCCACCACGGCGAGTCGTCGTAGGCGCAGCCCTCCTCCCAGAAGACCTGATTGCCGTTGAAGACGTGCCAGCGGACGTCGCCGTTGCTCACCCAGTGCCCGCCGACCTGGGTGTAGGGGCCGACGTTGGGCTCCCAGTAGACCAGCGTGTAGCTCGAGCCGCCGTGGGCGATCGCGGTCTTCACCGCGTCGATCGCCATGCGCCGGAAATCCCACGCCTCGTAGCCGTAGACGGCGACCTTCTCCGACAGCTTGGCGGCGCCGGCGTCCTCGGGGTCAGTGGTGGCCGGGTCGACCTCGTAGGACGGGATCCGCTGCGTCGCTGTGGACACCTTGTCCTCGACGATCGGGCGGATGAAGTTGTACTGGTTGCGGACCTTGTGGGGCGGCTTGCCGCCCCCGCGCGGGCTGGTGATGTGCGGCGTCAGGTTGAGGTTGGCGCGCTCGTCGACCCACCACCACGTCTCGCCGCGCTCGAAGCGGATGCACAGCCGGCGCTTGGCGGCGTCGCGCTTCATGTCGTTGCGCCCGCGGTCCATGTCGTAGCGCAGACGCGCCGGCAGCTCGAGGATCCGCGGCTTGGTCGCCGGCTCGGTGTCCGAGAAGCTCGAGACGCGCCGCCCGGGGCCAACCGCCTGACCGTTTGACGGGTAGTCAATCGCCACTCAGCTCATCCTTGGCGGCGAGGGCGGCGAGCTCCTCACGGCTGGCCCAGTACGCCTCGTCATCGTCAGGTGGGATGGCCTGCGGGGCATAGGTCGGCGACTGCGGCCCCTCCTGCAGGGTGGGCTCGTAGGCGGCGCGCCCGGGCGCCTGGATGCGCCGGGCGAGGCCGTCGACGACGGCCAGCAGCTCGGCGGTGTGATCGTCTCGGCGCCAGAACAGCACCAGGCCCAGCAGAACGAGCTGACCCAGCGCGACGACGCCGAGAACGACCACCGCGGTCACAGCTTCGATGTCCCCTTGCGGGCGCCCGCGCGCGCCGGCTCCGATCTGGGCGGCGCCGGCGGCTGGGGGTGGGCGGGCGGTTCTGCCACGTTGGTCGGGACCGTCGGCATCGCGCCCTCACGCGCGGCCAGCATCATCGCCATCATCTCGGCGCGCATCTCGGCCATCGCCGTGCGCATGCGCTCGAGCTCGAGCGCCTGGTCGGACTGGGTGGCCTGCATCCCGCGCCGGATCGTCGCCTGGTCGAGGTCGAGCAGGCGCAGCGGGTCCTGGCCGGACACCGGGGCGTAGTCGGGGCGCTCCTGGGTGGTCGCCTCCATACGCTTGCCGCAGTGCGGGCACGAGGGAGGTTCCTCACCCTCGGCGAGGTCGAACGCCTCGTAGCGCGCGCCGCGCTCGTAGCCGGGCAGGTCGCCGCCGAGGTCGAAGTAGGTCCAGCGCACCTCGGTGACCTTGACGGCGAACTCGACCTGCTCGTAGCCCGGGCAGCGCGGGTCCGGGCAGAAGGCCAGCCCGTTGACGACCTCCTCGGTGACGGTCGGCATCAGTAGACGGTGGCCGTCAACTGCTGCACGAGGTTGCCGAGCACGGCCGCCTGCTGGCCGGTGAAGCTGTAGCCGGTGCCGTTGATCGCGAGGATGGCGCCGCTGGTCGCCGCCACCACCTGCAGCGAGGTGACCGGCTCGGCCTCGAGGTCGACGGGCTCCTCGCTGTCGGCGACCGCGGCGAGGACGTCGACCGAGGCGGGGTCGGGCGGATCGCCATCCTCGGGCGCGAAGACCACCACCGCCGTGCCGGTGAAGGCCTGGTCGGATCTCAGCGTCACCGTTGCCGGCGGCGTGGGCTCCATCTCCTCGAAGGTCGGCTCCTCGCCATTGCCGTTGGCCGGGGGGTCGGTCGTCGTCTGCTCGGACACTGCTTCCTCCTGGGTCTGCGGATGGCTGGCGACGATGCCCTCGGCGGCGGCCACCAGGGTCGAGCGCGGACTGCCCGACGCGTTCTCGGAGTCGATGACGGCCTGGGCGCGCGCGGGATCGTCGCCCATCCAGGCGGTCAGGTCCGCCACCGTTCCCGACGGGACCTGCTCCGTTGTGGCCACGACGCTCTCCTAGATCGACATCGGCCCCGCATCACCAGGGCCGCCCGCCAGGGCTGACGCCGGCGGTGCGAAATCCGGCTCGTAGGCCTGCTTCTGCCGGGGATCCTGACCACGACGGGGGATCGGGTCAAGTTCGACGGCCCCCATGGCCACGCAATCGCCCCGCGCCTCCCACGCCAGGATCGCCGCCATGGCGGCGTCGATCTTGCGCGGCGAGCGGATCGCGTCCTTGCAGATCGAGTGCATCGGGCGCTCGTCGTCATCGAGCACGGTGAGCGCCCGCTTGCGGGCGTTGCCGATGTGCCGGCTCATCGTCTCGTTGCCGTCGTGGTGGATCTCTGAGTCGTTGATCGCCTGGCTGAAGTGGCGCACCGCCCAGGCGATCTGGCGCGGGCGGTTGGTGTGCCAGGTGACCACGCGCGTCTGGCCGTAGCGGTTGGCCCAGCCCTCCATGAGGCCGTGGATGTACTGGTCGTCGCCGTACAGCCGCCAGACCACGTAGCGCTCGAAGCACTCGCGGACCGCCCCGTCGGCCTGACGCTGGTCGTGCTCGTAGTCCTCGGGGGCGTTGTCGGGGCGCTCGAGGATGCACAGCGGCCACATGTAGCCGGTGCGCACATGGCAGGCGACGACGGCCAGCGCGTCGTCGTGCAGGGCGCCGTCGACGCCGATGCAGACGACCTCGTTGGTCGAGATCGAGATGCGGCGCTCGAGCGTCAGACGGTCCCAGCGCTCGCGGTCGAAGGCCGAGCCCTCGGTCGACGTCTTGCGGTTGAGGAAGAAGCGCTCGGCCTGGGCGGGGTCGTGCTTGACCAGCGCCTCGACCTCGACGTCGATGCGATCGAGGTTGACCCAGCCGCCCTTGCTCTCCAGGCTGTCGCCGTAGACGCGGTTCATGATCCGCCGGCGCTCGGCCTTGTTGCGGATCGAGCCGGCGCCGGGCTCGACGTCGTCGATGTAGACGCCGGGCTGGGTCTGGGTGAGCTGGGCGACCGACTCCTCCT